GATTTAGATGTTCAGATGGTTAGAAAGGATGAAACATTTGCCAAGGATTTAACTGGTTCAACAGAAGTAGTATTTATCATCAGAGAAAAGAAATAAATAATTAATAATCATCAATCATAAATTGATCAAATTCCATGATATTATTTTTTTCCCAGCGAGCCACAAAATGAAATAATGCTAAATTAAATTCATCTTCTTCGGTGAATGTGTCAGCATGAAATTTAAATTCTCGTAACATAAATGCTTTATTTATCACAGCCTTTTCTTGTATTTTTTTCCAATAACGATCTTTTTTATGTATATTGAAGATTTTTAATTGTAATTCTAAGGGTAGCTCTTTATAGATTTCCATTCTATCTTTGATTCTATCTTTTATTTTTTTTTTATTTTAATAATTATACTTAAATAAAATGAGTAATGTCCTCCCGACGATAGAGATGCCGAAAGAACCAGAACCAGAACCTATGCTTGAAAACCCAGATGGTGATAAAGATTTGATTGATAAAATTCAAGATACATTAGATGATCTAGATACAGAACAAGAAGATATCATTACAATTGAACCACGTGATATACCTGGGGAAGATGAAGTATTTCAAGAAGCACCTAAAATAAAACCTCTTGCTGGTTCTGTTATCCATGATGAACAACCTCCTAATGAATTTGAAAAAAAAGGTAAAAGAAAATATGTAAGAAAACAGCCGATGAGTGATAAGCAGAGATTACATCTTGAAAAAATTAGAAAAATAGCAGCAGAAAAAAAAAGGGTGAAGAGGGAAGAAAGGGAAGAACAGAAGGCACAGGATAAAAAATTATTAGATGAAAAGAAACAGGAAGAACAAGATAAAAAGGATGAACAAAAGAAAATTAGGGAAGAAAAAAGAATTCAAGAAGAAGTAAATAAAAGATTAAATAAGGCCGAAACAGCTTCTGTAACCCAAGCACCAGCAGGATCATATTTCACAGCAGCAGATATGGAAGGGGCAGTTTTATCTGCTATTACATCTTATGATCAGCTACGTAAGAAACAGAAAAAGGAAAAAAGAGAAAAAGAAGCCAAGGAAGCAGAAGAAGCAAAAATGAGAAGAACATTACAAAATGCAATTTCTCCACCTCAGGTTCAATCAGATCCTTGGAGAAGTTATTTTACTTAAATAAAAAATAAATCTATTATGTAGATAAATAATGGAATCTCAACCACCAAGGATTCTCCCAGTAAAACCTCTACCAAAACCGAAACCTAAAAAAATTTTACACGACCATTTACCAGATCTACCTTGCATTATGACCATTGTAGCACCGACGAAGAGCGGAAAAACCGTGCTTTTAAGTAATATGCTTCTTCGTGATGATTTTTATAAAGATGTTCATGATAATGTTACCATCATGTCTAACACTATTGAACAAGATGAAACAGGAAGATTTCTTCGTCAAGCTTGCGAAACATATACTGGATATGATGATAATGTATTAGCAGGATTAATTGAGAATCAAAAACAATTTGATGATGATTCTAGACCATTCATAGGATTAATTTTTGATGATATCCTGGGTTCTGTTAAAAGGAATTCTTATTTAAATCATTTAGTTACAAGATCTCGTCATTATGGTGTTGGTCTACTCGCAATGAGTGTTCAATCCTTCAAATCTTTGGGACCTGTCATCAGAAATAATACAAATGCTTTTATTTGTATGAATTTACAAAATATGAGTGAGTTAGATAAGATATCCCAAGAATATTCCGGCATGTACGGCGGTGACGAAAAGTTTAGAAAATTATATAAAAAAGCAACAGAACAAAGATTTGATTTCTTGTATTTAGATTTACAAAATAATCCAGCAAGAGCATTCAGAAATTTTGAGGAACAATTAGCAGAAGGGGATAAATTATTATTTGATGGTCCTGTTGCGGATAACATTCCAGAATAAAATATTTCATTAATTATAATATGACATTAGGATTTGATTTATCAGAAATTTGTAATGATTATGATTGTAATACTTATTTTGAAACAGGATTAGGATATTGTGATGAAGGAGAAGTATCATTGAAACAAGCATTAAAATGTAATTTTGAAAAATGTATTTCAGTTGAAATTGATAAAAGATTTGTTGATACTGGTCAAGATGTCTTCAAAAATGAAATCAATAATGGTAAATGTATTTTACATTGTGGGGATTCAGCTACCCTCTCAAACTACACTGATGATATTGAAGGGAAATGTTTATTTTTTTTAGATGCTCACATTCAGCAGAATATGGGAGATAATTCTAATTATACCAGAAGATGTCCTCTAATGGAAGAATTAGAATGTATTAAGAAATTAGATAGAAAAGATCATATTATATGTATTGATGATGTTAGAATAATTACAGGATGCAAATGGGGGGATCATCAAGATATTGATCTTTTAAAACAAATAAAAAATAAAATTAAAGAAATTAATTCAGATTATAAATTTGAAAGATTAGATGGTCACATAGCAGAAGATGTTTTATTTGCTCATTTATGATTTTTTTATCGCCAATTGATATCCGCTATGAAGTAATTGTAATTTATCTTTATGATTTTCAATAAATTCATCCATCGTTTGTTTGATAGAATCATCACCAACTGGACCACCCAGATAATCATCCATCCACATGATACCTCCTTCATTTAAATTTTCAAATGAATTTTTCATATCCCTTTTTATGAAATCACATAAATGACAACCATCAATATAAATAAAATCATATTTCTTTTTATTAGTCTCAAAATACTTATCACTAGTTATTTTGTGAATCATTAATTTATTTTTATTATTACAGATACTGGTATTGTAATCAAAATTATCTTCAACAGAATCCTTCTCCAAATATTGACTATGATCATTATCATTAATAGATAAAAAAGGATCAACAGCATCTAAGGATGATTCTTCATGAGATAAGAATTTATCACAAAAATGACAAGTTGATAATCCTTCAAAACAACCTATCTCCAACATAGTAATTTTTTTAGAATCATTTAAATAATCTTTTAAATAATGATAAATTTCACTGTCATAAAACCATTTCTGAGAATAACGATACATATAATTAATGAAATATTAAAATTTAAATTATCGTTTCGCAACCAAGTGCTTGTGAAGCACCGTCCAATGAGTATAGCATCCCCATATCTTCCAATATTCTTCCTTCTCTTCATCATTCATATTTTCCCATTCTTTTGATATCATTTTTTTATGATAAATCATATCACAAAAATTAATTGTATTCTTTGAATTTTTTGGAGATATCTTTAAAGCATTTTTAAAATGTTCTCTATCACAGATAAATACTCTCTCACTCCAACCGTGTGTTTTGATATAAGGTTCTGGAAACATATCTCCAAAACCTTGAAACCAATGATGATCATTTTCTAATGGTAATTGTCTATGTGGGAAATTTACTAATTTCATATCTTTGGCCGTCATATCAATTAATATTTTACCCAGATTCATTTTATCAACACATACATCATCTTGAATCACGAATAAATATTTTGAATCACTGAGTTCACATATCCATTCCATATTACTTCTGAAATAATTATTAAAATCAAAATCAACAATTTCAAAGATATCATTGTATTTTTCAAAAAGATTTTTTTTATACCAATTGTAATCATCAACAAATCCTACATATTTATCATCTGGTGGTCCATCAAGTAAAATAAATTTTTCCTTGAAGATATCTTTGTAAGGCATAATACTTTCAATTACTTTTTCAATCATTTGATGATCTTTAATAATGGCACCCGCGATAACTAAATCTACACTCATTTAATTTATTACAAGAAAAAAATTAAATTATTTGAACTAATTATAATAAATGAGTTTATACGGATATCAGGATGCAATAAGCCAAGGATCTGCATTTAATGCCAAAGTAAAAAATTTCAATGATGGTGTCCTAGCTGCGAATCAAAAAGCTCTGGATGATTATCAAACAAAAATAAAAGAACAACCTGGTAAGATCTCTGAGGATGCTCTGAAAGAAAAAGAAGATTCTGCAATTTATGGATTCACAGATGGTAAAAGTACGGTATCTTCATTATATGGTTTAGGTGAAGCAGGTTCAGAAATTGGGAAAAAAGGATTTGCTGGTTATGCATTAGGAGCAGGTAAGGCAAGATTAAATACGATTGGAAATACTGTGAAACGTGGAATAGCAGGAGATCCTAAACCACCACCAGTTAAGGGGACTCTTACAACTCTTGATGAATCTGGAAAAGTAGTAACAGAAGATTTAGGTAAGGCAGGGGCAAATGTAGGAGCCGCAGGAGCAGGAGAAATTGAATCATCTGGATTAGGAACTAAAATTATTAAAACTGGTTTGAAGAAGGTTCTTGGTGGTGCTGTATCAGAAGCAGGTCTGGCAACCATGTCTGAACTGGGTGGTAAAGTAGCAGGAGATTTTGGTGGTATTACAGATATGGGAAAAGGAGTTGAAAATTTAGCAAATGGTAAAGGATTTTTTGCTGGTGAAACCACTGCCGATAAATGGCAAGAAGCAGGGGCAGCAGCTGATCTTGTTGGAACGGTTTTCCCACCATTAGAAGTTGTCGGTGGTGTAGCATCTCTGGTTGGTGGTTTGATGGAAGGATATGATGATATTAAAAAAGATATTGATAAAAAAGCAGATGATTCAGCCAAACCTCCTCCTCCCAAAGATACTTCTGTGAAAGTAAGTCCAGCATTCTCACAGATGGGATTGGTAGCCTCTGCACCAATTTCTGCGAAAGCATCAATAACAGGAGCATAAATTGTTTTTAGATTTAATTAAATTAAATTTTTTTAATTGTCCATATTATAAAATAATATGAGTAGTTTTTTCGTATCATCAGATAAAATCAAAGTAGGTCAGACCAGCGTAGCAGTTCCGGCCGAGAATGGTCTTAATTACAGACCAGGTGGAAAAATTGATTTATATATCCCACCAACTTCAAAATTCATTGATTTATCTCAATCAAAATTAAAAATGAATGTTTCACTTGCCATCCCCACCGTTGACACCGATAATGGTGCTATGAAATTACAATTAGATCCTAAGATTGGATTACACAGTTTAGTAAGATCTATCCGCATTTTTTCTGGTCGCAAAACTGCTCTCCTTGAAGAAATTGAAGGATATGATATTCTAACTGCTCTCCGCTTTGATTATGAAACAAATGATAATCTTAAAAGTAAACGTGCTCTCACGGAAGGAGCTGTTGCCTACGACCCGGCATGTCGTTCAACCCAAGGATCTATCAAATCTCAGGGTGGTAACAGTTTCTCAAATCCTTACTTCACGAAAGTAGCATCTGTAAATCCTACCCTCTCTACTTCCTTCGCCACTACGGATGCTGATTATGATTTCCATGTTGCTCAGGGTGAACTGCATCTTAACACGGGTCTCTTCCGTAATGAAGCTGTATTCCCTGCTCTTCTCACTGATGGTATTTTTGTTGAAATTTTACTCCAAGATTCTCGTCGTGTATTTAGGGGATTAGATACTACGAATCGTCATCGTAGGTTACACAGTAATCCTATTTTCTTCTCTCGTGATGGTATAGATGGTGCCACGGCAACGAGTGGTTCTTGGCTTAATGGTTCAGCTTTAGATGAATTTTACATCTCTCGTGATAACAATCAGACCTCGGTTCAAACATGTCCTTTTGCTGTTGGTGAAAGAATTTCTTTTGCTGCTGCTGATACTTCTGTTGAAGCAGATTTCAATGCCTCCATCAATGCCTCTATCGGTAGAATTAAATCAATTGAATATGATACTGCTCTTGCAACAGATAAAGTAAAAATTACATTACACGGAAATGTTTCAAATACTACGGGAGTTCAGTTACCTAATCCAAGTGGTGAAAAATGTTTCGTGGTTTCAGATAATGTTGAGAGTGCTTCATCGTATGATCCTACGTATACCCTATCAAATGTTGAATTAATTGTGGAGCAGATAGAGGTCCCATCTGGATATGAACAATCCATGATGACCATGATGAAGGAAGGGGGAACTATGAATTATGATTATCGTACTTTCACCAATTACAGATTCTCTCAATTAGCTGGTGACAATGTTGCTAATATTCGTCTCCCATTAATTGAATCTCGTGCTACTTCCATTCTATGTGTTCCCACGGATGCTACATCTTACAATTCTAGACAGATGATATCTTGTTCGGATACCTATATTGAATTCAAGGATTCCATTGATAAAACTAACAGAAGTAGCCGTTCTGGTCTAGTTGGTATCTGTGATGAACTTCAAGAATATCAGTTTATCTATGATGGTCGTATTAATCCTTCGCGTAAGGTTGACACTAGTAAGATTGCGGCAAAAGATTCAATCTCGCAACAGTGGTGTATTGAGGCGGAGAAATCTCTTGCCATGGCTGATATAGAGCCACTATCGTTCTTATCCTTCCAGGAAAATTTCTTCATTGGTCGTGCCCTTGCCCTTGGTAAGAATGCTGTATATGATGCCCGTGGTAAAGATTTTAATTTACAGGTAGAATACACTGGTGCTCAGCAAACCAAACCGAAATTATGGAACAACTTTGTTGCTCATGTTCGTAGATTACAGATTAAGAATGGTGGTCTTATGGTTGACCGTTAAAGATAGATATCCTTTAAATTTTAAATTAATAATTATTTTTTTTATCAAGCATTTCATATAATAAATGTCTGTTACAAATATTAATACCGAAATCGTACCTTCAAATGTTGCGGCGAATGGATTTGTTTCTTTTAAAGACGGCAATCCAGTAATTCAATTTATCATTGGTGAGCAGGACAGAATGCTCTTAGGTAATTCAGTAAGATTCACTGGTAAGTTCCGTGCCTTACTATCTAGTGCATCTTCTTCATCTAGTGATGTTTCAAATCTAGCCATGAGTGAAAAATTAGGTGTTTACTCGTGTATAGATTCTCTCACCATAAAATCCCAGAGAACTGGTCAGACCATAGAATCAATTCGTCATTACAACAGATTCCTTGCTTCTTATCTTCCTGTCACTACATCCGAACAGGATAATATCGGACATACTTATGAAACTTCTTTGATTCTTCCTAACTATGATGCTCAGCAGCAATCTGTTATAAATATTCCTTCATCTTCTAGCACGATGAATCATTTTTGCATGCCCCTCCCTTGTGGCCTCCTTAATGGCGGTGAACCTCTTCCGCTCATGGCGGAGGCGGTAGGTGGTCTCATCGTAGAACTCTCGTTAAGTCCTGATACACAAGTATTCCATTCGTCGGGTGATACGGATTCTGCTTCATACAGTGAATCATTTTATCAATTCAAGGATGTATCCCTAGTAGCTGAATTAATGGAACCCGATGCTCAAACTGTTCAGCAATTAAAATCAAGATCTTCGGGAACTTATGAATACAATAGTATTTCATCATATTATCAAACTATTAATTCTGGTAATGGTATTATAAATTTCCAATTAGGTTTATCAAGAGTCTTAGGTATCTTTGCAAATATTGTTCCTGCTGCTCATATCAATAATGTTTTACATGATGGTCTTGCCACACTGTATCCTACTAATTCTGATGCTAGTTCTGCCGATATTACTGAATTATTTTTCACTCGTAATGGTTCAAAATATCCTATTGATTTTAATATTAATACTCTACAACAGACCAATTCCTCAAATAAAACGGCTGATTCTCAAATTGTTGAAAATTATATGAATGCCATTCAGAAATTTGCTCAAATTACCAGAACTTCTCTTCGTCCGCAAAATGTTAGATTATCAGATGTTGCTCGTTTTGATAAAGATTTTGCTTATGGTGGTTGTGGATTTGGGATCGGCGTAGCACTGGATGCCGTGTCTGACCAAGGCGTTGATTATTCAAACGTTAATTTCGGTATTAATTTAAGTCTGGATCTTACCACAGATTTCCCGCAAGCATTCTTCGTTTTTGCTCACGCCAAGCAAACTCTCGTCTTTGGACCGCAAGGTTTACAGGTATTGAATTAGAAGATATCTTTTAACGAAGAACCCTGCAAATAAATTTATTTTTCAATTAAAATTTTTTTAATTTATTCATTATAAATAATATATAATGGCTGATTCCACTGAAATGTCTGATAGTATGATTGAACGCGAACCGGTCGGTGCTCAGGTCCCCGATCTTCTAAGGGTATCCCCTATGGATACAACAACCGCGACGGATGTAGAAACGAGTATTCTAGATCCTGCGGTTTCAAGCGATTCGTTTTGTAGATTCGTTTTTTTGAATAAGGGTATCCTTCATTCTCATTCAAAAGTAACATTTTCTGTTACGGATGATGGTGGTGGTGATCGTAGATTCTTCCCTCTTGGTGTAGGAGTAGCATCTCTCATTTCTCGTGCTGCTCTTAAAATTGGAACTAAAACTGTTCAAGAAATTGATGGATACAATTATCTTACTGCTTACAAGAGTATGTTTATTTCTAATGAACATCAGCTTGAAAGGGAACAGGTCCAGTCTGGTCGTGTTGTTGCTCACGAATTCAGATATTCCGATGCTAGTGACACGGCTGGTGGTGCTGAAAATAATACTCGCGCACCTCGTTATGGTTTATCAAATGGTCGTGAATATAATGGTGCTGTAGGTGCTGTCGCTGATTTAAACAATCTTGATTGGGCGAATGTTGTCAAGAAACCCGTTTTCCAGATTGCTCTCTCTGATCTCTTCCCCATGTTAAAACAAACCCAGCTCCCTCTGTACATGATGCAAGAACAGGTATCGGTTGAATTAACATTTGAACCGGTGAATACTCAACGTGTATGTGTTGAAGATGGTGTTGGCACCGTCCCCATCACGATTGATACCACTGAATTAAAATTAATTGCTGATTACATTTATTATCCTCAGGAAATGATGGATGCTTATGCTCGTGCGAATGATACTATAAGTATCAGCCATTTTGATTATCGTCATTCCAAATTATCTGTCTCTGCTACTTCTACTTCTGGAACTACTCAGATTAGAAATCTTGGTGGTGCTGGTCGTATTGTTACTAAGGTAATTACTGGTCTTCAATCGGATGATGCCAATGATAATAGTGTTCTCAATCAATATCATAGTATCTCCCCTGAAAGGCATTATTCCTTTGGTCAGGTTCCAACGGCAGGAAATAATAATGGTTCTCTTACCACAAATTTGAAATACAATGATCGTTTCCTATATCCTATTGATGTTACCAATCCTGCCCGTCACTTCCACAACACGGCACAAGCAGAAGGGATGGTTCCATTTGTAACTCGTGAAGAATTCTGTGCAGAAGGTGTTGCCCTTACGGATGATACATTTGAAGGATATGTTCAAAATTCTGGTGATGCTGGTGATGAAAAGGGTGTTCTTGGTAGATTCAATTGGTTAGCATATCGTCTCAATCGTAATGAAAGAGTAAATTCTCGTGGTATTGAATATTTCTTCAAATATGCTGGTCTTAATGAACAGGGTAATTATACTCAGAGAACTTGGTTAGAGCTCGCGAAACAAACCACAATCTCTGGTGGATTTGTCACAACGGTTCTTATGTAAATCAATTTACTAAATTATTTTTTTTTAACATTCATATTATAAATATGAGTCAGCCAGGACCAACTCCTTATTCTCAAACATTATTATTAGATTGTAATCGCAGACAATCTGTTGAATTCTCTGCATCCAATTTAGCAGATACAAATACTGCTTTATTTACGAATCAAGTATCATCGGGTATCACATTAGATATTGGAGATCAAGTATCTATTCAATCTGCTCACATTGCCCAACGGGGTGCTGGTGGAGATATCATTGAATTTGCTGGTAAAACTCTTGGTCAATATAATATTTCATATACTAAAACCACATCATCATCATTTGTTGGATTTGATATTATTGATATTGGATCATCAGTTGGTTTTCCAAATCCAGATGTCCCCATTCAAAAAACCCCAGAAGGATATGCTTTTGAAGAATCTGAAAATATTACAGAAGAAATTCAAGAAAAAGATAATGAAGCATCAATTGTGATATCATATTACAAAAATACTAATGGTGAAAATTATATTTCATTACCTCGTAATTTTGGTCAGGCATCTGGTGTATATGGTGGGTCTTATTCTAGCACATTAAAAGCAGCAGAACAATGGGCTGTTCCTGATGGTTATCCAGTTGGATGTCAAACATATCCTCTACAAGCATCTCATGTTTATGCAGATGATTGGCAAGTAACAGATGGACGAAGTGCCTCAGATGCTCTGGTTGAATTTAGGAAAATAAGAAATGATAATTCAAGATTTACAATTTTCAAACAGAGTCGTGTTGTGTGGGATGTAAATGCTGTTAGCATTGCTACTTCAAAAGAATATCTAGAAAATGGATCTTTCCTAGCAGCTGGGGCTCCTAGTGAAGTAAAATCAGATCCTGCTCTTCATCCATATATTTTGTATAAGGAGAAAAAAACCATTCAAATCCCACAAGGATATAATTCACCAGCTAACGTAGCAGCAGATATCACTAATCAATTGACAACAACAGATGAACCATCATTTATTAATTCATCATTTTCAACGGGTGGTCGTTTTACCGATGAAAATACTGTGATTGTAAATTCAACATTGAATAAAGCATTTCCTTGTACGAATTATAATTTATTTTCGGCATCATTTGCAAGACCATATTTCAATTCCAATGCTTCATTTGTAGGTGCGCCTGGTCCTCCAACTGTTGATTACTCGGGTGGAAATGGTGGAGATGTTTCAAGAGCAACACAATATTTGAATTCTTATGCTTATGTAGGATTTAAAAGACCAGAAATAGTAGAAGCAGGTAGGAATTCATTTCCATATAATGGTTTCGTCACTAACAGCCAACTAGCTCTGGCAAGTGCTTCCTCGGCGGTTATTGAAACAAATCTTGCGTGGACAGATGCAAATTTACAAAAATTCAAGAGTTTATTTGAAGCACAAGCATTATATCCTGATTTGATTCGTGGTGGTTTAGATGAAGGGAGAAGTAATTATTCAGATACAGTAAATCCCACCAGTGCCTCACTAGGGGCATCCTTTGCTCAGGAAGCAAGATTCTTGCATTTAGATTTGAAAAAACAAGATGCTGCTTTTGCGAATTATCCAGTGGGAGATGATATGTATAATGTTTCAGTAGCATCATCGTCAATTGATGCACCTCCCTTAGCAACAGAACCAGATTTATCATCTGTTCCAGTATTCGTTGCGTATAATCCTGATACAATAAATTTGAATGGGAGTGATGCTGTCGCGTCTAGTTATGAAAATTTAGCATTTGGATTTGGTAAGAGGATAAGGGTTCCTGGTGGGACAGATCTTATCGCATTAACAACAGAAAAAATAGGTGGAATACCAGATTCTTATTATAAGGAATTGGGTATAGATCTGATCAGGTCAAATACTAAATTAGGATATGATTATCATTTCAATGCTTATGGAAATGCGGCGATAATGTTATCCTCTGGATATGCTCCCATTCAATATTATGGTCAACAAGCATTCACGGCGGCAGATTTTATAAGATCTGTTTATGTGGGTTCAAATAATCCTGCATTCTTATTTAATCAACAAGCATCAAGATTTGAAATTGAAAATTTACATACAGCAGAAAAGGTAGGAAATTTTTATAATGCTGGTGATCCTAATCCAACATCCAATGTATTTGGTCCTCCTCCTTCTGGACAGGGTGGTGAGGATTGTTATAAAATAAATAAGCAATTACATTATACGACATGGTCTCCATCAATGTTTCCTTATTCAGTAATATCTGTTTCATTAAATGCTGCTAACCCAGATAATGTAAAATCATTTCCTCAGGTAAATATCAATTTAGAATTAGATACTATATATGATTCTCAATGTGGGATAACCATTGAAGATATGGGATTCAGTCATAAAAATTTTGACCAAGGATTGTGGGGTATCTTGGGATATGAATATAATCAATTTTATCCTGAGGGACCTAATATAAAAAACAGATTAATGGAATATCAAGATACCACGACCAATGTAAATGGTATCACTACGAATGCAGATATTTCATCAGTAGATTCTCAAACATATTCTGTAAATGTTTATTCAATAAATCTTTACACTCAACAATTAAATTCACAAGTAAATTATTTTAATGCCTCAAAAACATTTGGTGATTACACGGGGACTCCTGATTTTACGGTTTCTCCAACGTCTGTTGTATTAGCAAATTCTACAAGGATTACATCAGCCAAATTGCCTCGTCGTATTTTAAGGGGATATTTCCTAATAAATTCAGATATTTTGGATCAGGCAAATTATTACAATACATCAAATCCTATGGCAACGATGGCAGATGTAGGAAAATATCAAGGAAGTAATGGATTCATAGAATACGGTGGTGGTGGAGCTGTGTTCACGGTTACTCGTAAAAAAACAATTACATCAATCAAAACTCAAATCTTAGATCCAGAAGGAGGTCTTGGACAAGTTGGTGATAATTCAGGGGTAATTTATCGGATAGATAAACAAATTAAAACAGATTTAAATTTTGCAGAGAATACATTAGCAGGTGTTTACAAATAATTAGAAGATATCTTCTAGAAAAATAAATTTAGTGTAAAAAGAATACAAATAGTGGTATTATTACAGAAATAAAATTATGAGAGTATAAAAGGGTTGAGAAATCATCCCTAAGGGGGGTTTCTTAAAATTAAATGAGATT